CCTTAGCTGCATTTTCATCAACTTTAGGTTTTTCTACTTTTATTTCTTCAGCCTCTTCTTCAGTAACAAGTTCTAGCGGCGAGTTTTCTTCTTCAGTCTCTTGGGCTTCGGGTTGCTCCCGTACTTCTTTGACCACTTCTTTGCTATCTCCGGTTTCATTTTCCACAGAAACCTCCTCTGTTTTTCGCTTTTGAACGGCATCTTCTGTTGTTTTGTTTAATTCGTCTAAATTAATTTTAGGCACATCGTCTGCTGCTTGTCCTGCAGCTTCTGGCGCAATATCACCACTTTCAACTGCTTTATCAAGTACAGCTTGTTCTTGTTCTTGTGCCGATTTAGTTTCTTCGCCGTCAACAGCACCCTTAATTTTCCATTCACTCATAATTTAATAGTATATAATAATTAATAATTTTTATCGTGGTTCAAATCTGCTTAAATCAATTCCGCCTAAAACGTCGTTACCTTTAGATTCAAAAGACTTTTTAGGTTTAGAAACTGACGGAGGACCTGAAATATCAGAATCTGTAATTTTAGCTCCAGCTATTTGTTTTTTAGTATCAAGCTCCATTTCTTTTAACTTCATGTTTAAATCAAATTCAAACTGCATAAGCTCTTTTTTGGTTCTAGCTTCAATTTCTAGTTTCTTAATATCAAAGTTTGTTTGAGCTTCAGCTAATTTTGATTTAGCTTCAGTTTTTACCATTTCGGCTTGTCCTTTAGCTAGCTCAGCAGCTTGTGCGGCCTGCGCGTTTGCCTGAGATTGAGCCGCTATATTTCTTTCTGCTTTAAATTGATCGTTAGCTTCTTTTCTACCTCTTCTGAACTTTAATAATTGATTAGCTAATTTTATATTTTTAATTTGTCTAATATCAATTACGTCGTCTAAACTTATTTGATCTCTTGATAAAGCAACCTGTATATTGTTTTCAACTAATTGTTTTTCATCTTCATCAGGGTCTAATTCTAAAAATATAGCAAAATCGTGCAAATGCAATTTAGAAATTTCTTGTAGAGCACCCACACTAAACCTACCAATTCCTGTAATCATTGCATCTCTTTGTGGATGAAATTCCAAAACATCTTTTATTCTAATACATATAGCTTCTGCTAACGTAGATGTTACGTACATAGACGAGTGTAATACATGCCTAGTTGCAGTATTAGAATTAGCTGCCGCAAGTTTTTGCACGCCTACTAATGAATACTGATCGGGGTCAGAACCATCTCTGGCTTCGTTCAAACCAGTTACATCTCTTATCATATTAAGATAATAATTGTATGCTTGAATGAGTAAAGTTGATTGTTGTCCACCACCGCCAGGTAATTCTTGAATTGGAATTTTTCCAGCATTCATATCTCCATCAACAGTCATAGATCTGCCTATAACAGAACCTGTTTGAAAATATAAATTTAAAGCTTCCTGTGGGTTATAATTTGTTCCATTGCCTAAATCAATTTCAGCTAAGCCATCCGCGTCTAAATAAACACCTGATGGCGTCATTCTTTGTAGTACTTGTTGTAGTTTTAAATGTGTTAATTGTATTAAGTCGGCATATGTTACCATTCTACTAACTAAGCTTTCTAGTTTCCCTTTATACATTCTTGGTGCACTAACAACATAATTCATCATTACCTTGTTTGCATTAGAATCTGGTCTAACCATATTAGAAGCTTTTTCCCATTTAAGAAGATTATTAGCTCCTAATACCATAACACCCTCATAAATAGTTTCTACTGCTGTTTCTACTTTTTCAAATCTAGCTCTTTGGTCCTTAGGCGGATTAAATTTATCATCTTTTTTAATAGCCTTATTGGCGCCAGTTGATGTTTCTTTTATTTTATAAACACTTTTTTCCCAAGTTTTCCAATTAAAGTAAAGAACATTTAACGTGTTACTATCAGTTGAATCATCAACATCAGCTGTTGCGTAATCATAGTTTTTAAAATTACTTGATTGTTTTACAGCAAGATCAAATTCCTCATCAGATAACCCTGGAAACTGTTTTTTAAGCTCGTTAGCTTTTATTTGTTTTATTTCTCCAAAATAATATACATCTTGAAAATTAGGGTCTTCAGTATATGAATATATTAAATTAGATGGATCAACATATTCTATAGTTATACCGTCAGTATTGTTAAACCCGTGCTTAGCCGCTGAAATACCTAAAACGGTTTGATCGTAGTCAAGTCTTTTCTTTGTTTCAAAATACTTATTACGTTTAAATGTATTGTCTATGCTCTGCTCAATTGCAACTTCAATCTGTTGCTTGTAGCCAATCTGCATATGAAGCTCTAACTCTTCTGGGCTTGTTGGCAAATCTTCTTGCTTTACATTACGGGTATTTACACCTAGCTTTGTTTCAATTTCGCTTATCAAATCTTGAGTGTTCATATCCTCAAGTATCATTTCAACAAAATTAGTTCTTTCTTTTACAGATGTTGGATCTTGCGCAAAAGCTTTAACTGTAAACAATCTGTCTTGCATTCCGTTTACAACAATATCTACAAACTTAGGAATAATTGGAACTGGCGTCCAATCTAAGTTTAAATAAGATAAATCGCCGTTAACAGAAAATTCATCTTTATACTTTTGAATTGATTGCTCACCCCTTGCGTATAACCTCAATTTGTGGAAGTCTCTTTGGTTTTGAGCAAACCTCCCTGTACCAGATGATTTTCTAAACCACTCATTTTGTATACCTCGTGCCACTTCCATTCCGTAGGCTTTGCTCGCTTTAGTAGCATCGTCAACCGATTGGCTGGGAAATTGGGTAACTTGTCCTGTAGCTTCTGCCATTTTTTATTGTATTATTTTACTATTCAATCCTGAATTATTATATTTTGAAAAACCAAAATCTATTTTTTTAACTTCTCTTGTAGTTTTAGATGCATATAAATGTCTTTGGCAAGCCATTATAGCTAAGCCGGAACTAATTGATGCATCAAATTTAGTTCTTTTATTAATATCAAATTTAGCCCAATCTTCAAGCGTTCTTTGAAAAAACATTTTACCGTGTTCACCATTTTCTTTTAGTCCAACATGGCTTTCAATGTAGCTTTCAATTGCTGCAGCGTGTGCTTGTCTTATATCTTCTGAAGAGTTTGGTATACCACCTAACTCTTTTTCTGTTACAGACAATTTATTTCTTGATTTATCAGGTCTATTCATAGAGTAACCTCTATAACCTCTTCTTTTAATATGATATAATAATCTAGGTTTATTGTTTTCTGCTAATATTGGCATACCGTAAAATACCATTGCCATTAACACATCTTCAAAAAATATTTCCGCAGTTTGTGGCCGGGCAACATATTCTAAAAAGAATTGACTTGATGGAACGTCTGCAAGCATGTTAAATGTTGTTAAACCGTGTAATGCTCCATTTGAACCACCACCATCAACTGTTCCGCTAATATCATAACTGTCACAACCAAATGCACCTAAATCTTTATTACCAGGATACTTTATACCGTTTTGAACAATTATATTGTTTTGTAATTCAACTGGAGGTATCCAAGATAATTTAAATCTTCCTGTTTTATTTGGGTGAAACTCTACAATAGAATCCTTAACCCCATTTTTCCAACTGAACGATCCGCGGGTAACATATCCGCTCATTGTCATTTCTTCATTAAAATCTACTTGCTCGTATATCTTATTTAAATTGAATAAAGATCTTGCTATTTCATCTCTAAAAGCGTGTTTTTCACTTCTTGGAAATTGACGATAAAATTCATTCAACGCATCATTATCCCCTTTGAGTCCATCTGCTTCATTCTCCCAATGCTCGATAACTCCAACATAGATAGGCTCTCCATCAATTCCTTTGATTGGCTTTTCTGGAGTATCGAATACAGGAAATCCATATTTATCAATGAATCCCTCGTAGTTCCATTCCATAGGTATGAACAAAGAGTATAGTCCACTAGCAGTTTGCCCATTGCGATTTCGCTTCGTAACGTCTGAACCATAATATAATTTTTTAAAGTTCTCCCCCCCTTTGTCTAAAGCATTTGAGGTAGAACCCATCATACACTTACCAACTATCTTAGCACCTAACCTTAAACAGGTTTTTGTTACTCGCCAGTTGTTAAGGATATTGTCAGGCTTTTCCCATTTACCAGATTCATCGTGTACTAGTAATCTTAGTTTTTCTCCGTCGTAGGAGTTGTCGCCTGTATTCTTCCAGTCAATTGTCGTGTCAAGTCCTTTCTGGGTTTCGACCGACGCTTCGTTGATTGTGTTCCTTGTAAGCCTTCTTGACGGCGTCTTGTAGGATAGTTCTGTTTTCGGACGTTCCATCCCGTCTTGGATTGGTTTGAAAAAGAACGGATAGTTTGCCGATATTGGTACGACCTTATCTGTGAACATTTTCTTCGCATCCGCTCCAGACTTTGATAGAATTCCAAATCTGGAGTCTCTAGAGACTGTAGCTTGGTCAACAGTCTCTGCGCTTCCCATGAAGGAAAAACCAGAGCGTCTGTTTTTAAGGTAGCACATTCCATAACTTCTTGTATCAGCCTTGCACGCTTCCCAGAAGTAATAGAATATTTTATTTGCTTGTCTAAAGTCCGGTGATCCCACGTCGATTTTTGTCCAATTGAGGTACATATAGTGTGCCCCTGTAATATAAGTCGGGGAGCCATTGCACATGAACCAATAACCGTCATTACGCTTACTAAACTCATTGTCAATATAATCGTAGTACTGTTCTCTAATATCTTCCGCAAGTAATTTAAAATCATAAATTGTTTTTATTTTATCTAAAGAAGCAGGCTTAGGTGTTTTTATAAATACTTGATCTTCTTTTTTTAGATCTTGTCCATCAACATTTTTAGGTGCTACTGGTAATCCAACGCGTAATCCTTGTATTTCGTATATTTCTCCTAGCGTACCGTCTTTACTGATGACTACAC